ACCTACAAAAGAATCTTTGTATCGCTCTACCATTGGATCACAAATGTTCACTCGGCTTTTATCACTACCGACATCTGTGATATTGATCATAGTTGTTCTTGATTTAGGTATGAGTTCATCAAGAATCTTATAAAGAAAATCTGTGAGCCAGGCATCTTCTGTGACATATCGATTCCATGATTGATTCTTTTGTGCCTTCGAATTCTTACCATAAAGTTCTTTGTTGAAATACGGTGGTGATGAAAATGTCAAATCAATATCTGGTATTTCATTATAGTTCACATCTTCAGCAGGAAGATTGTAGATACGAACATGTTTCTTACCACGGATTTCAAAATAATCTTTTCCTTCTTTATAAAGAATATTTTCACAACCTAGCCATTTCTCATAGGTGTGACACATCTCTTTATAAATCTCAAACATATTTAGATTCGGGTCAGTGCCATAGTATGTACTTTTCTCTGAGAGATAGAAGCCTGTTAGTCGGTCACCCCACCCACAAGAGATGTCGAAGATGATGTCTCCCTTTGCGGTGTTATAAATGTTCTTTGCCGTGTTCACATTAAATTGAGCAGCAATTTGTCCCGCATGAGCAAAGAAACTTTTGAAGGCGGCTTCATTTAACTTTTTCACACCGATTCTTCTCATTGTGTCCATCAAACGAGAAACACCATGCTCTTCTGTCCAGAGAAAGGTCGGTGATTCTTTATTGATCACTTCACATAATAATCTTTCACCTTCAGCAAAATAGTTTGAAATAGGATTTGCTCGAGTATATTGTGGGAAATAACCTAATGTATACTCATCACAATAGTCATGCTTATATTTCAAAATCTCTGTCAAGCGATGTGTGAGTTGACGGTCAATATCATTCGAATGAACGAAAGGTGAAAATGTTTTATACTTATATTTGTGAAAAGCCTTTTGAGCCTCCTCTTCTGTTCCTCTTGAACTTGGTAAAGGAAGCTTCTTTGTTAGAATATAATTCATCAACGTTGAATAGACTTCGACTTCATTCTTTCCCTGAGTGAAGTCAAGCCAATTCAGTATGTTTGGATAGCCTTTTTGATCTGCTGTATCTTCGATGTGCCGAAGAATTGCTTGATTCGGACTTCTCCAGTTCTCTTCTACCAGTTTGCGAAATGTTTTTTTCTTTACTGGGAGGAGGGGTTTGAGTAGTTGTGCTGCCATAATGAATTCTCAATTGCCTTTCGTTGTTGAAAGAAATGCCGAAAGTTTGAACCGTAATCAAATTTTTCTTGTTCGTTCATGAAGGGTCTTGCTTGATGCTCAAATGGTGATAAGTGCATTGGTTCGGAACCAATCAAACGTTCAGCAAGTTTTGTATCATTCTCATATGTAGTTGTTGAATTATCATGATTTGCGTAAGAACTTCTGGCACATCTAGCCGCTGAACAAATGATTGCTTCGTCAAGCGTCAGAGTTTTACCATCGTTATCTTTGTAAACCATACTACCATTGATTTGTCGTACCACATAAGGTACATGCCATTGATTTTCTTCAAGAACAATGGTGGAGCTTTTTTCTAATTCATATATCATTTCTTCAAGTACCGCACGAATATCTTCTTGTGCATCATTATGAATACGAAGTTTAGCAATTTCCCTTAGAGCATCTTCTTCAACTGTTAAAGTTTCTTCAACCCAAACATAAGGCTCTAAAATACGATTTGAAACTTCTTTATGAACATTCACCAGTTCCATTAGTGAATGAGCCAGACAGGCAAACTTAGCAGAAAGTTTCCATATTCGAGTACCGTAAGCTACACTGGCTGCTGTTTGTTTACCAGCTTGCATACCTTTTTGATTTGTTCCAAATTTGACCGGAATGTAAGGATCTTTTTCAACTTCTTTACGATACTTTTTGGTAGGAATTGCTCTTGAACTTTTGACTGAATGGGATGCTGCTCGATGCCGCAAAAGTTCACTATGAATAAGTCTACCATATCGGAGATTATATGTCAATAATCTTTCTCCTGTTGGTAGACTACTATCTTGAACTATATTAGCTTTGATCATATGAAACCGTGAATGAGTTAGCAATAAAAAAAGCGTCTACAATATCGGTCAACGGAGATTGTAAACGCTTTTCCGTAATAAGATTTTTTACCCATTGTGATTCGAGTAAACTACTATTTATTTCTAAAAATTTTTCAAGCATTTGATATTTATTCGCATTACCTTTTCCTGTAGCATTCTTTTTAATTACAGAAGGTGCTATAATAATTGGGTTAATTTTTTCTTGCGAAAGAAAATACTTGAAAATTCCTGTGGCTTCACCGATGTCAAAGAGTCTACCTTTTGCTCCCATTGAATAGCCTTCCATCATTATAGCATAATGACGTGAAGAGTCAAGTCTTTTTTTAATTTCAGTCCTAAGAACCTGAGCATTTTCAGAAAAACGAATTGAGTTGTCTTTCGAAAATGAGGAATCTGCGAATGAAATATTTGATGGGTAATCGTTTTGTTTGCTGTGAGACTTTAGAAAAAAGAAGTCACAGTTTTCAAAGAGATGTTCTTTGTTTGTATTCCAAAAACAAACGCAAGGACTTGTGATGGAAAAATCAACGCCAATGTGTAACATGTTGCTCCTAAATACTGAAGATTATTGACCTTAATATTTAGGAGCAAATAAATCACTGTTTTGATTTATTATCCACAAAATTTTGCATCTCACGTGCTGCTTCAACAACAGCATCAACACCAGGATAATCTTTGCAGTATTTCTCTAGATTATCTGTTGTTGTTTTGAACAAGGCTACACCTGCTGCTTCATTTGTTTTCATCATCATTTCAGCAAGTTGAAAGTTTCGTTCAATGACAGATTGTTGCATTTGATACGCATTCTCAACAAACGATTGTGCTTGATTCAGAAGTTCTTGACGAATTTGATATGGATTTTTACCATCAGCCATAATTACCTTTTGTGATGTGTGTGTTATATTAATACATGACGCCTGAATTATTCTGGCGACTACTTCTACGATCCCAGTTTTCTAAACGATGTTCAAGGTCTACAAGGTCAGTTGCTTGATTTAAATATTTTTCTTTTAACTGTTGCTCCGTAGGAAAGGCAAGGCTCCAAAGATCGCAGCAATACTGGAAAAAACTTTTTTTTTGGCTTCAGCTTTTGATTCAAGCCAATTGTTAAAAGCCCATTCATGGTCATTACGATATTCATTTTTAAAATAAGATTGCATTTCTTGGTAGCGAGAAGACCGAAAGGCGGAATTTAGATCGAAATAAGACATATATCTCTCCTGTGATGTGTGTGTTAAAAGTGGGTGGCCTGTTGACCACCCCGTCCTTCATATTATGCGGCCAATTTCTTGACACTCGAAACAATATTTGACAATATACTTTGATCTGATCCGATTTCAATTGTCTGAGGTTTATCCTTTTCAGGAACTTCCTTCTCAAGACCAATAAACAACAATCCATCTTTCACATCAGCCGCCAATACTTTCATATTTTTACCTAACACAAAAGATTTTTTGAAAGAACGTGAAGCGATACCACGATAAGTTAGATACTCATCGTTTTTTTCATCTTCGGCTTTCTTTCCTTCCACGTGTAAATAATCTTTTTCTTTTGTGATTGTGATTTCATCTTTCGAGAAACCAGCAACGGCCATTTCAATCAGATACGAATTATCTTTTTGGCGAATATTGTGAGGGGGAAATGTTGAAGTCACATTGCTCGAGAAGCGAGATTCTCGAAACACTTCATCTAAGTGGTCAAAAACATTAATTGAATGACGTAGAAAACGGTCAAATTCATTGGTAGATATATTTGTAATAAACATATTGCCTCCTAAATAAGCAAGGTTTGTCAGACGCAATCCTCAATCGAGCGATTGCTGATGCAGTGCGAACCATTCACACTGCATTAATATATAGCATACTTCGAGTAAATTGTCAAGTATTTTTTTTCTTGTGCCGATCTTTATTTTTACGAGCCTCAGCAACGAGGCGGAAAAGCAAATCTAAGTCCCCTGAATCTAATTCGTCTGGGACTTCTTCCATTTTTTATCTTCTGAAAAAAATTCTTCAATTGCCTGTTGAATCATTTTTCTTTCTTGTTGTTTTTTAACTTCATCCTGAAGTTCTCGCATTGCCATAGTGAACTCAAGCTTGAGTGATTCTGGTACTTCTTTCATTCGAGATCAAAATCATATAGAGTTGCGGGTCCTTTCAACATATGTGGTTGTATGCCCTCAGGAATTTTTGCTTGTTCTTTTTCTAATTCTTCAATGTTGTCAATTATTTGCTCTAATCTTACATTTTCAATAAGGTCAGAAATATCTTGATATCCTTCAAAAACACGTGAATAATCAGTTTCGATTCTATAATTTGTAGGTTGATTGATCTCATCCTCAACTAATGCTAAAATATAAGTTGGTATTAGATTAATGAGTAATATTTCATTTGAAAGCAATTTACTTAAATCATACTCAATTCCATTTGTTGTAAATTGAAAGGTAGTTTTACCTGTAAGTCTTTGGTAGCGTTCCAAATCTTTTTGATAATCATCCTTTTGAAAATCAAATCTCACAAAACATTCTTCGAAAAAACGATTCTTTAGCTGAGAATTTCGTAAAGCTCTAGCTTCATCTTCGTTGATTGATTCAGGTACATTTTCCTCATCTTCCACTGGCTCTGCTGGTGAAGAAATTACAATTTCTTTATATTTTTCTTCATAGTATTCATAATATTGAATACATAATTTATATAAATCTAATCTTTCATAAAATTCAGGATAAGCATCATAATAGAATGTATCTTTAAAAACAATTTCATCGGATAAGTCATCGATTTCACCATTAGTTATGATATCCAAATGGTTTACCAATTCGTCATGACTCAGTTCTTTATCAGTGATTGGTGGTATGTGTCGAATAGTAATACTACGAAAAACACCATCTTCAATATTTTTCTCAATCAATCTTTGATCTACATCTAAATTAACAATTCGATGGTCTTTTATATTGTATACAATAACACTTTCGGTATCAATAATGTTTTGTGTAATATAATCATCTTTATATTTACTCATTAAATTAATATCATTTGAATTCAAACATAGTAATTCTTGAGCCTTCTCAGAATCCCAAACAACAATTCTTTTCAAAAATTGTCCAATTGAATTGAAATTAGTTTCTTTGAAATCATTTGTAGATTTTATAACATCTTCAGTGTATTTGAATTCTTCACATTCTTCAGTGAAAACTAAATGATTATCAAGATACTGAATGTAACTATTCAGCTTATTTGAATAGTCTGACCATTCTGTAGGAACTTTTTGATTATTTTCAATTAATTTAATAATTTCAACATCAAGTAATTGTTTTTCTGTGGTAAATTTATCTAAAAAGAAATTATTATCAGCATTGTCATATGAAGATAATTCTACTTGTTGTTCTCCTGTCACGTATAATAGTTGGTCTGTTTCAGCTATTGAACTAACTATGTCTTCACTTGAATAATTTATATTTCCTTTAACAATCTTCCAAGACCTTCCTGTCCAAATTGCTTTTGAGTTCTGTTTCAATTCTGGAATAGGAGCAATAAAAAGACCTTCTTCAAATTTATCTGTATGTGCTACGTATTCGTTATTTTCATTGATACGGCAGAAAGCTGTTTTAGCCATTTATTTTACTCCAAGATCAGGTTTTTCAGGCCATTTGAAATTTATAAGAAGTTCTGGTTTCACTACTTCCGCAATTAACTTTTCAACTGATTCTACATATGTTGGTTTTTTTAATACTCCACTTTCAATCTTTGATGGAATATCTCGCAATTCTTCACGATATTTTTTTATTGATTCAGGAACTTCTTTACTCTCTTGATAATACTTTAACACTATACTATCTGTTTCAAGTAAAAGATTGTTTCGCACTAATTTCAAATAATACATTGGATCTCTTTGTAAGATATTTTGAACTTGTTCTTCAAGCTGGTCTTTTTCTTCTGAAATTTCTTTTTCATAATACCATTCTTCTTTTTCAAAATTCCAAATCGAAAAATAACCTTCCTTTTCATCTGGTAAAGGTATATCATAACCATTTGGAATCATACTAAAGGTATTCGCACGATTATCGAAAAAAGTTTTTTTCAATCCTACAAAATGATTATTTTCATTTAACACAACAACATTTTTTGATTTAGACATAGCTCCTCTAATATTTTATACAAAGTCTAAGTGCGATATTGTTTGGACGACTTTCATAGTCTCCTCTAGCAAATATACCATTATTACCTTCATGAATTGAGTGTCGATGGTTTCCTGATGTAGTTGTTGGATCACCATCATTACCAGTATTTAAAATTTCAGTACCATCATTTGTTCCTGCAGGAGAACGCTTGATATGATATGGAAAGGTCCAATTCAGTCCCCATCTCTGAAACCAGCTTGCGGTTCCACTTTGTGAAGTGTAGTTTCTGTCTCGATCATATCCCATCCACCACCAACTAGCATAATTTGCATTCCAACTACCACCCCAATTACGAAAATGATTATTGTCACTGCCATGCCGAGCGTTATAGGTTTCAAAGCTATGTAAAAACGTTCCCCACCAATTTTCTTTTGCTCTCCAGTAAGTCTTTACTTCATTATGAAAGTGATAACGATATGAATGATAACGTCCGACACGTGCTCGAGCAATATTTTTTAATTCATTATTATTATTATGTTGATTATGAGGATATTCATCTGAATAAAATGTTGACATACCGAAAGCATTTACTGGAGGAAAATGATTTGTATCAACATTTTTATAAGGATTGGGATAATCAGACCAAGCCCGATGAGCAGTCCACGTACAAGTAGATTCGTTTCCGTAATAATCTTTAAATGGTAGAAAAGCAGCATTAGCAATAAATTGTTTACTCGTTGTTCTATCACCCTGTGGACTGCCTGCTGTACCGGGTTTTAAAGAAGCCCACCAAGCTTTGGCAAACCAATTTCCATTTCCAGCATCCCACCATCTTCGCATTCGGTAATAACCTTGCCAAAAATAAGTGCTATGTCTACCAAGTTGTTCAGCACTATTATATCCAGTAGACCACCACCAATCAGTCCCAAATCCTGACCTTGAGTTTGTATCCTCAAAATACTTTTCGTTCCAATGCCACCACCAGTGCGTGTTACCAGCAGAATCTCGGGGAGCTTGTGCATTTCCTTGGTAGCATGATGTCCATCCATCAGGTCTTTCTCCATCATGATAATGTGCAGTATAATCTACAGCAGCCGGATCATTCCATTCAACATCACCATAATATCTTTTTCGAAGATGTTTCTTAAAACCACCTACCACGAAATTTTTAAATCGATCTAAATTATGCCCTCCTGTTCTTGAATCAAAGTAGGGCATTCCGTAACGTGTTGTAGAATTTGAATGAAGAAATGGATGAAAATTATATGTTTGTCTATAGTTACTAGATGACCAGTGTTGACCAATATAATCTCGCCAAGTAGTATAACTATTTGCTTGTCCTGTTATAGAATAATGAGAACCGGCTGTATGATGAGCAGCATTTTGAGTGTTTCTCCAGAAACGCATAAAATTCGTTGTTCCCCAATCTTCACGAATACCATGACCATCTAGACCTCCGCGGAAATGCCGCTGAAGAATTTTTGAATAATGTGTATGTTTTAGAACAGGAATATGACCAAATGTAGGAGTAGTATCAGTTACTCTTGAAGCGTTGATATGTGTTCTTTCACTTGGATGCCAAATTCGAGAGCCAGGATCAATTCCTGTTGAAGATGGATTAATACACCGTATAAAGTAACCTTGCCATTTTGGTAAGAAAAAGTTCCATCCGTTGTTTGAAGGTGTTGTTTTTACAATTCCCCAAGAGTAAAGTATATTGAATAAAGGTGTATATTCTGTATCTTGTGTAATTTCATAAGCAAAATTGGTTTCTGCTCTTGAACTGATTTGAACACCATTTATATCATAAAATTTACTTTTTAAATATAAAAGTCCTTGACCCTTGAGTTCTAACCATCCGTTAGGAACACCATTATAAGCAAAATAGCCCAATGATCCAATTGGTGGAAATGTTTGACCAATTGGATTTTTTCCTCCATCAAGAAGCCTCATGTCGCCAGTAAAAATACTATTATATAAAGGTACATATCGTGAAGGACCAGTGGCATACATCGTATCAGTTTCACCATATGGATTACCATCAGAATCATAACCATCTGTAACAATTACTAATTGACCTTTAGTACTTGGAAATCTTTCTGTTCCTCCAGAAGAAGCAAACATATCTGTTGTTGGTACCTTTGCTGTGGCGAATCCAGAAAGTCTTTGAATTTGTTGATAACCTACACCTGGAGGATATGAATCTAAACGCTGATCTCCAGGAGGAAATTTGGCATTTATATTCGATTTAATTTCTTCAATTGTAATTCTATTTGAAAAATAGTTATCCATGTAGACTCTTAATATTTGATGAAAATTGGTAGCTTTATGTGTGGCATATCAACTTCTTCTTGATATTTTTCACTCGTTGAACCTTGTGAACTTGTGTGATGAAAAGAAGCATCCGGTTCTTCGAACCAAATTTCATGATGATGATATTGGTCTTGAGATTTGATAGGATCTGTTGGTCCGCCACCTAATAAAAAATATCGTGGTTCAATTAAATTTCTCGACATGATGGGATGATGTTGATTTCGATGTTGAGACCGAATACAATATTCACTTGCATAATAAGGCGCACCATCTTCATAAGCAGAAGTTGGATTTTTAATATTTTCAGCCCTTGAATAATTTCTTGCGACATCCCAACCTGAATATCCATAATCTCCACTATTGGAGCCAAAATTTCCTAGTAACGCATAAAAATCTTTAGTTTCATTTCTTGTAAAATAAGGATTGTGGAAATTTCGCCAAGTATTCCATTCTGTCCAGCTAGGATCTACACGGTCGTAATGGCCAGCTGAACCACCAGAAGGTGTCCACCAAGCGGTATAACTCCAGGCATTATTAATCGTGTGATTTTGCCAACCGGTCCAACCAGACCATGTACTCTGCATAGTTTGAGACATAGACCATGGCAGATCATATATTGAAGGAACTCTTAGATGCCAATTGTCACCTACGTGTCTGTAGTGTTTACCAATACCTCTACGAACAGCCTTTAGCTTGTTATAGTCTGCGTTCTTCGTTGCGCTTCCACCAGGCATTATTAATTCAGCAGAATGATTGGGACTAGTTGATGTTCGGTCATTATACAACCAAGGAGTATAATCATGTGAATGCTCACCGGCAGAGTTGAATGCCAAAAAGTGACTATGTTTTTTAATTGTATCTTCTTGTCGAGTACGAATACCATATTTTTGAGGATTGCCCGATACTGCTGTATCACGATTATCCCAAGAACCTATAGACCTTAGATAATATCCTCTCAGGTCAGGTATCTGAAATTCATCACTTGGTTTCTTTGTCAAAATCAAAATTTCCCATCGTGTATCGAGAACATTTCCTACTGTTGTTGTAAATAAATTTCCTCCAGATTTTGTATAGTGAACGCCCTCAACAAGCCTTTCTGCTGTCTCCCATGTATCTGCTTGAACTTCTGTTGGACTTCTACGATACGCAATCAAATTTTCCGGTTCATTCTCATCATAATTTACATCAAAATTTGTAAACAAACTATTCCCTTCAATGACTTTGATTTCATTGAAAGGATGGTCAATACTTAAATCAAAACCATCTTTAATCACATCTTGAATTTCTAACATATTATTCCAAGATTGCCCAATCGATTTATACAAGGCGGCATATTCACTTTTTTGCAAAGTTCTACCATCACAAAAATGCCAACCATCCTTTTCTCGAATTCCTCCATTTACACGGTCATCTAACCATTGTAAACGTATCTTTGTTGGATGAGTGATTGTTTCACCTGTAACATTGTTTGCTACATGTGCCTTGATTTGATTTATAAATTCTGCTGTATCGATTGTTACATTGTTGGCTGCATAATTTATAGTAAATGCTTCTTTCAAAGGATCAATTTCAAATTCATCATTTGGATCTGTTGAGTTAGCCGTGAGAAAAACACGAACATTATCATCTTGTACAAAAGGTCCATATAATGTAGTGTTGGCTGTAAATGAATTTTCACCATCAGTAGTTGCTACAAAAGTTTGTGTAAAACAAATTTTTTCTGTGAGCATATAAGTCAAAGTACCAGCTGGAGGTGTAGGTAATCCTCCTGGAGTAACAGCGTCATGAATACGGAAATCACCAGATATTTCGTTGTCATCATCAACAGAAATATTCATCGTACCAGCAATCGCTACTTGTTTTTGATTGTCTTTGATTGTTGCAAACTTAAAAGCACCAGAACTAATTGTTTGAAGTGGCATTCTTTCTCCTAATATTTTATACAGAACATGACAGAATAATTCTTTGGTCTTGTTTCTCTCGCATTATCCAGATGACCTCGATCTGACCTGTTTACATTTGTGGTATTTAATTGGTCAGCAAAATTTCTACCATATCCGGCAAAACCATAATGAATGTGCGCTCCAGATGATTGAGTTGTAGCTGTGTTAAATGCAAGAGGAACTGTTTTACTGTATATTCCAAAGTTTACAAAATAACCAGATGTACTATTATCTTCGTAAGAACCAAGTTTTCTTCCGTAACCATTATCACCTACTTTAGTATTGATTGTACCATCATCCTTCACATAATATCGTGAACGAGGTGCGCCATAATATCGGTGATTATGGTCACCATCATAAGTAGTATTGGTTGACACAGGTTTATGTCGATGTCTTTGAAATAAATCCATCTGAATATCTAATGGACCAAATTGTCGTTCAACTAATTCACGATTATTCCCACTATAGATACGAGTATCCCAAAGTCCTAATTTTGTTACATGTAATCGATAATAATCAGGCCCATCAATATTCGCACCAATTCCTCTTTCATTTAGATTACGAATAAACAAACCTGAAATATAATGTTCTTCTGGATTTGAATTATGTATTCTTCGGTCACTTATGCTCGGGTATGGATAATCTGAAGACTTACTCATATGATAAATGTATTCAGTGCTACTCCCATCTGCTACATTCGCTGCATTTTCAAAATCAGGAACACGGAAATAATCATTGTGACGATTTCCTGTCGTTGGATGAATACCCTTTCCCCAAGTGTAACGTATCTTATCAAACAGTTCAGGATATAAATGTCTTGAAACTTGCTGTCCATTACATGTAAGATAACCATCTGGTTGTTCACTCCCCGCAAAGAAAATAATTGAACCGACTGGGTACAAAGGAAATGTTCCATTCATATTTCCATATAATGCCTTGTCACCTTTTGTAAAACGAACATCACCATCTACGATACCTTGCTCTGTGATCAAAATAATTTCACCAGACTTAAAAGTCATGTAACTATTTGATTCGTCTTTATCTTTTTTCAAAGTCAAAAGAGTTGTTGGCTTTTGAGTCGATTGTAATCTGGCCATTTTTCTCCAAAATTTATGAACTATATACTTTATGAGTTTAAACTATTTATGAATCTATTTATACTATAGGAGATATTGCTATGATTCTTATTGAGTCTGAAGAATACTTATTTAATTTCTCAAATGCTCACTATATTACATTTGAAAATGATGAGGTTCATGTTTATTATCGAAAAGACAATATTATGAAAATTCAAGGTTATGATACCGTTGATACATCAAATTTTGCTGAGTATTTTTTCAAATATGAAAAAAATGATAAGAAAATGTTCTTCAACAAATATTCATTTCTGTATCTAAAAAAGCTTGAAGATGATTTTGTTCAATTCAATTTCTTTGATAATTTTTCAATTGAAGTCAATGTTGATTACGAATCTCTGGTTTCTCAAGCCTAAGGTTTCAAACTAAATTGATGACTAGTCACTAATGATGAGAAATTTTTGATTTGATTTATAAAAGGAATTCCTTTATAAAAAACATCTACAATTATTTCTTTATCATAAATAATATCTTTTTTGAATGATAAAAAATTGGTTGGTGGATTTTCTTTAAATAAATCAAAATCAACATTTTCAATCTTTGATTTAAAGCATAGTTGTTTTTCATAACTTTCCATACTTATAAAATGAAATTCACCAACATTTGGTTCATCTAGTTCTATGCTAGTTTCAGCAAATTGGTCAGCACGAATTTGAGTTGCTTCGTGCTGACCAATTTCTGATTGATTATCTGAAATTGTTACTTTAATGCGTAAAGTAGAAGAATTTTCGCCAATAAATCCTACTGAGGAATAAACGTCATTAACATCAGTCCAATCATCAATAATAAAATCATATTTTTCATCAATTTCATATTCTTCATCAATTTCATAATCATTTTTTCTTAAACAATAATCTGTGAGAGAAGGGGAATCACCGTAACCTTGTTCTCTTTCTTTCCAAAATTCATACTGTTCCTCAGTGATTTCTCCAACAACAATTTCTTTTGGTGTTCCATATATTTCAATCATCACATCCATAGTACCTATTTCTTTATAAACTTAGACCATTTATCAATTCGTTGAAGCGTGACTTCATGTACAATTTTAGCTAACTTGCCATAGTTATTACTTTTTAATGCTTCTTCTGCTTGAGTCGCAGAAACTTCTCCTCGTTTACCACCATCATATACATCAACAACCGCATCACTGTTCACTGATTTGAGTTGTTTCTCATAATCTAATTCACGGTCTGGTCCACATATATAGGCTAAAATTGGATTGCGAGTCTTTTTTTCAAGAGAAATAATGCTACCTGATTTTGAAATCACAAATTCAATTGGCTTTCCTTTGAAAATTTCTTTTAGAATTTCTTTACTTGCGTTTGCTAGTTCAGGATCTCTTGAACCCGCAACAATCATTACAGTTACACCTTTATAGCCTTTATCAAAAGCAGATTCAATCATCTTGACATGTTCTTTTGTAACAATACGAAACTTACCCACAACGCCAGCCCAACCATCTTTTAACTTTTCAAACTTCATCTTCGTTGTCAGATGTAAATCTTCACGAACTTGATGAATATTTTTCTTTGAATGAATCTTAGCAGGAAGTTTTTTCCGATGAACAGTGTCTGAAATTTCTTTCATCACCTCACCGAAGGGTTGTGATAGGTCAATGTCGTTAAGAATTTCAGCAGCAATTTCTCGAAGTTTTGTATAGTAATTATTTTCTTCTTCACCATCCATTTTATAATTAGACTTAACGTTTGCACGAACATCTTTATCATGCTGGTCGTCTTGTAGGAATTTGAATGTCTTTTTTGTCAAATGATCTTTGATTACAACACCTTCTGTCTTACCGCCATATACACTTTTGACTTCGAGAAATATTTCTTTGATCAGAGTGTAAAGTTCTTCCCAGTTGCGGTCTTTGTATAATTTTTGTAGAAACTTCTTATTCTTTGAAATTGCTGATTTCAAAGATTTATTTTTAGCACCTGAATGTAAATCATTATAGGAATCAATTGTTCCTTCAAAAACAACAGCACCGCTTTCGATACGAAGCATCTCAGCATAATGAGCATTTTCTTTATTCTCTAAGGAAGTCTCTTTGGTGTAGATACGAAAATCAGATTGCTTATCAACCTCCATATTATGAGCATAGCCAATCAACACCATTGAATGATTTGTCTCATATTCTCGAGTGAGAGTTGGTTTTTTCATCATGAATTCAATAAAAAATTCAGTGTTCTTCGGTATGCTTTTTGTGTAACGATGATGTTTTCTTAAATGATCAAACACTAAACGATACTGAGTGATGCCAATTCCTTGTTCTTTTGACTTCTTTGAAGAAACAGATTTGAATTCATCAGGATGCATAATATTGTTCTTGTAAGAAACCACCCAATTCTTTGAAAAATCTTGTGGATCAAAATCTTCATCATTACGAAAAAGATTTAACTTGACACCATCAAACTTTTCTTCAATCGTATATTCTCTGGGATTGAGAGTATTTCCTGTTTTATCTAAGACAAAAAAGAACTCAACTTTCTTTTTAAAA